TTGGTAGTGTGAATGCAGATGTAATTTTAAATACAGAAGGTCAATCAGTAACTCTTGTATATGTAGATGGAACACAAGGTTGGATTAATACGATGGATTCAACATCTAATGTTAGAGGTAATCCTAACTTGGTAGCTACTGGAGGGACTATAACTACTTGTGGTAATTTTAAAATTCATACATTTACAGGTCCAGGAACTTTTACAGTAACTAATCTTTCTGCTACAGCTGCCGAAAACACAGTTGGTTATATGGTTTTAGCAGGTGGTGGAGGTGGTTATGGTAATGCTTCAGCAGGAGCTAAAGGAGGTGGTGGAGCTGGTGGATTTAGAGAAGGTAGAAATGTTCCAATAGATAATTTTACAGCAAGTCCATTGGTAGCAAATGCTCCAACAAATGCAGTAACAGTAACAGCACAAGCTTATCCAATTACAGTAGGAGGTGGCGGAGCAGGCACTAGTTCAGGTAATGGTAGTAATGGTAGTAATTCAATATTTTCAACAATAACATCAGCAGGTGGTGGTTATGGTCAAGGTGGTCCGGGTGGTTCAGGTGGTGGTGGAGGTTATAGTACTCCTGCAGGAAATGGAAATACTCCTCCAACTACTCCTTCTCAAGGAAATAATGGTGGTGTAGGAGTTATTATAGGTGGGGGTGAAACAACATCTGGTGGTGGAGGTGGAGCAGGAGCAACAGGAAATAATGGTAGTCCTAGTCCAACTCCTGCAAGAGGTGGTGTAGGTGGTAATGGAATTGCAACTTCAATAACAGGATCTCCAGTTACAAGAGGTGGTGGAGGAAATGGAACAGGTGAAGCTAGTAGTAGTGCAACTTTTAATCCAACATCAGTACCAGGTGGTGGAGGTTCAGGAAATGGAGATAATGCGACAACAAATTCAGGAGGTGGTGGAGCTGCAGGAGGTCCTTCTTCTGGAGCTGGCGGCTCTGGTATAGTAGTAATAAGGTATAAATTTCAATAATTATGACAAGTAAAATAAAAGTAGATAATATTTCAGACCAAAACGATAATAACATTATCAATGAAAGTGGTGATGTAATTACAGTTGGTGCAGCTGGTGATACAGTTGCAGTTGCAGGAAACATTGTAAAATCAAATGCACTTCAAGCAAGTGATGGTGGAAATCTAGTTAGTCAATCAGGCACAACTATTACATTAGGTGCTTCTGGTGATACAATAAGTTTAGCGAGTGGAGCATCACAATCAGGTTTTGGTAGAACGGGTACAGTAGACTGGCAAACAGGAAGTATTAAAACAGCTACATTCACAGCAGCAAATGGCGAAGGTTATTTTGCAAACACTTCTGGTGGAGCTTTTACTATGAATTTACCAGCAGGTTCTGCTGGTGCTATAGTTGCAGTTTCAGATTACACAAGAACTTTTCAAACAAATAATTTAACAGTTAGTCCAAATGGTTCAGAAAAAATTGGAGGTGTTGCAGCAACTGTAACACTATCAACAGAAGGTCAATCTGCTACATTTGTATATGTAGATGGAACTGAAGGTTGGATAAATGTTCAAGAAACATCTAATTCAGTAGCAGGTAGAGGTTTTATATCAGCTACAGGCGGAACTATTACAACTTGTGGTAATTTTAAAATTCATACTTTCACTGGTCCAGGGACATTTTGTGTATCTTCTATCTCTTCAGTAGCAGCAGAAAATACAGTAGGTTATTTAGTAGTAGGAGGAGGTGGTGGTGGAACAGGTACTCTTGGTGGTGGTGCTGGTGGAGGTGGTTTTAGAGAAGGCAGAAATGCACCAATAGACAATTTTACGGCTAGTCCATTAGTTGCAAATGCACCAACAAACGCGGTTACAATTACGGCAACAGCTTTTCCAATTACAGTTGGTGGAGGAGGACCTGGTGCAACTGATCCAGGAACAAATGGATCAAATTCAATTTTTAGTACAATTACATCAGCTGGTGGAGGTGGTGGTGGAAGAGGAGCTGGGCAACCAGGATCAGGTGGAAATGGTGGTTCAGGTGGAGGTGGACACGGAGAAGCTACTCCAGGAGGAGGAGCTGCAGGTTCAGGAAATACTCCTCCTGTTAATCCTTCTCAAGGTCAAAATGGAGGTTCTTCTTCAGCATCTTCTACTCAAGGTGCTGGAGGTGGTGGAGCAACTGGCACTGGAGGTAATGCATCAGGTGGACTAGGATCAGGAAGTGCTGGAGCAGGTGGAGCAGGAACATCAACTTCAATTTCAGGAAGTTCAACAGCTTATGCAGGCGGTGGTGGAGGTGGAGGTTATAGCCCAACACCATCAGCAGCAGGAAGTCCTTGTGGAACAGGTGGTGCAGGTGGAATACCTGGTACAGCTGGAACAATTAATAGAGGTGGTGGAGGTGGAGGAAGTGGTTTTCCTTCTCCATCATGTTCTGGTGGAAATGGTGGTGCTGGTGTAGTAATAATAAGGTACAAATTTCAATAGGAAAATATTATGAGTGAAGTAAAAGTAAATAAAATTAGTCCAAGAACAAATTGTGGAACAGTAACTGTTGGAGATTCTGGAGATTCAGTATCAGTTACAGCAGGAGTTCCAGTAACAGTTAACGGAGATTTAAAATCAAACGCATTAAAAGCAACTGATGGCGGAAGTATAATTTCACAATCAGGAACTACAATAACTTTGGGTGCTTCAGGTGATACAATTAATTTAGCAAGTGGTGCATCACAATCAGGATTTGGTAGAACAGGAACTGTTGATTGGCAAACAGGAGATATTAAAACTGCAACATTTACAGCTGCTAATGGTGAAGGTTATTTTGCAAATACTTCTGGTGGAGCTTTTACAATGAACTTACCAGCAGGATCTGCTGGAAATATTGTTTCTGTTGTTGATTACACTAACACATTTCAAACAAATAATTTAACTGTTGCAGCTAATGGATCTCAAAAAATTGGTGGTGTTCAAGCAACTGTTGCTTTAAACACAGAAGGTCAATCAGTTACTTTCGTATATGTAGATGATACAGAAGGTTGGAAAAACGTTCAAGATTCAACTTCTAATGCAACAGGTAGAGGTTTTATATCAGCTACAGGCGGAACAATAACAACATCAGGAAATTGCAAAATTCATACTTTTACAGGCCCTGGAACTTTTTGCGTGTCTTCTATATCAAGTGAAGCACCAGAAAACGTTGTAAGTTATTTAGTTGTTGCTGGAGGAGGAAACGGAGGAAGTATAGATAATAATAATGGTGGTGGTGCTGGTGGTGGAGGGGGTTTTAGAGAAGTTAAAACTCCATTAACACCATACACTGCAAGTCCACTCGATGGTTATCCATCTTCACCTAACAGAGTGACAATTACAGCTAGTCCTTTTCCGATAACGGTTGGAGGTGGAGGGACAAATAATTCAATATTCTCAACTATAACATCGGCAGGTGGTGGCGGACAAAGTGGAAATGGTGGCTCTGGAGGTGGTGGTTCTCCTGTTACTTCTGCAGGGAGTGGTAACACTCCTCCAACAAGTCCACCACAAGGAAATAATGGTGGAGCAGGTGGTCCTGTTTCCCCTCCTTTTCCACAAAGATCTGGTGGTGGCGGCGGAGGATCTGGCGGGACAGGTGGAGCAGGATCCGCAGGTACTGGAGGAACTCCAGGCCCTTCTGTATCAACAAGTATTACTGGTTCATCTACAGCCTACGCTAAGGGAGGGCAAGGCGCTAATGGAAATACTTCATCTGGACCAGACATAGGAGCCGTTAATACAGGTAACGGAAATGGAGGAAAAGCAAATCCTACTGTTAGTAGAAATGGTAGTAGCGGAATTGTTATAATAAGGTACAAATATCAATAGTTGATTTAAAATAAAAAATATAATATAAGGAGAATAATTATGGCACATTTTGCAAAACTAGGAGCTAACAGTAAAGTTATTCAAGTACTTACTTTGAATAATTCTGATATGCATAACGCTGATGGCGTTGAAGATGAAACAGTAGGACAACAATATTTAGAGACACATAATAATTGGCCTGCACAAATGTGGATTCAAACATCTTACAATACATCTGGTGGTACACACAAAGATGGTGGTACACCTTTTAGAGGTAACTACGCAGGTATAGGTTATACTTGGGACGAGGATGATCAAATTTTCTGGCCTAAAAAACCTTATGCATCTTGGGTAAAACATAATGAATCAGCTTCTTGGAAATCACCGATCGGTGACGCTCCAGCATTAACAGCTGAACAGACTTCTCAAAACGAAGCAGATACTCACAGATGGATTTATGTCTGGAATGAATCAGGACAGTCTTGGGATCTAACAGATTCTAAAGCATAATTGATCTAGATCAATTCTTTCACCTAATATTGACATTATAAATACAAGATGTATATATTACGTCAGGTATGCAAAAGAAAGTATTAACAGAACAAGCTTTATATTATGGTGATGTGGCGATGCCTAAAGATTGGGACATCGACAGAGATAAATTATCAGGTGATATTTTACAATCAGTAATTCAAAACAAAGATTTTCCGTTCTCAAAAACTTGGGATATGTTAAATACATATATGCGAGATCACGTTGGTCTTGAATATGGTGTTAATTTAGTTAACAAAGAAACGTGGGGAAATATCTATAAACCTGCGGAAACAACTATTCCTTTATTAAATATTGATCCAGTGGATCTACGTAACTCTCCAGACTTTACATTATTATATGGTGTAAAAGTCAAAGATTGTTTTGTTAGAATACACTTTGAAGATAACAGACGTAAAGGAAGAAGTTGGGATATAGAACTTAAAAACAATATGTTCATAATGTTTCCATCTACTAATATGTATTACATAACTAACAATCAAAAAGATTCATTAAACTTTATACAGACTATAACATATGAATATATCTAATCATTATTGGTATTTTACTTCAGCAATACCACCAAAACTATGTGATGACATAATTAATTATGGATTATCACAAGCAGAATCTATGGCAAGAACTGGTGGATATGGTGATAGAGAATTATCTAAACAAGAAA